CAGTCGTCATTGATGTATACACGCAAGTGGGAATTGGGGCTGGCAGCAATTTTACGATTGCAGAACGTTTAAAGAATCTGTTCGACAGGCAAACCGTAAGTGGCATTATTTTTGATGCTGCCTCTGGGCCTGCACAGGTTCTGCCGTCTTCACCTGAAGGGCATTACCAGACGCAGATTACAATAACTTTTGAAGCTTATCTAGAATAAGCGTAAAGCCTACTGCCGCTAACACGCCATGGCCACCACGTTATCCGGTACGTCCGGCGCTCTTTACTACAAGCCTGCTGGCACTGACAGCACGTTTAAAGCCGCAAACGTCACTAACGCCAGCAACACTATTGCTGTTGGCGCTTTTTTAAATTTCAAAGTTAATGACAAGGTTTCATTTGGGACTGGTACAGGCGGCACTCTGCCTGGTGGTTTAGCTGCGGGCACCCCTGTCTTTGTCCGGTCCTATACAGCTTCAACCGGCGCAGCAACTTTTGCCGCAACTGCAGGCGGCTCTGAGCTGGCCCTTAGTAATGACGGCACTGATGGCACCACGCCTTTTACCATCAAATACTCTGATTTTGATGCGGTTGGAGATGTTCGAGAATGGAGTTTTGAGATTACAAGAGACGAGTACGACGTCACAACAATTGGGCAGACTCTTGGCCAGTTTGCGCCTTTCAAAACTTATATAACTGGTTTTGCTGATGGTTCAGGCAATGCTACTATCTACACAACAGATGATGACACCACGATCGCCTCTCGTTTGGTCGAAGACGTAATTCAGCGTCAACAATCTGGTGTTCAGTTTAAGCTCTACATTGATCGTGTTGTAAATTCTGGGACTGTCGATGAATCAGCAAGCCGATCGATCTCCCTGGAGGCCGTGCTGACGTCTGCCAGTTTCTCAGTTACGCCCGATGACGCGCAATCAATCGAGGTTGCATTCCGACCGTCTGCTGTACCTACTTTCGATTTCAGCAAATCTGCATAATATGCATTAATTGGAACGGCCTCTGATCTTGCATCAGGGGCTATTCCATGTTTATTATTAATAAAGTCATAGTATCAGAATGTCGCCATCCGTCAGTAACCGCGCACTTGATCGCCTCAAAAAGGCAGCCAATCTTGTGCCGATCCAGAGGATCGTGACTCTAAGCAACGGTGATGAATTCGAATTCTGGAGCACCCCGTTGACGATGGCCGAACGTGAGAAGGCGCAAAAAGCTGCTAAGAGTGATGACATCAATTTGCTGGCGCTGCAGTTGTTGGTAGCCAAGGCCTTAGATGCAGATGGCCAACGAATGTTCACTGCTGGTGAGATCGCTGAATTAAAGAATGATGTGCGTGATGAGGATCTGCAAGCAATGATGGTGGCTTTGATCACTGGTGAGGGTAACGTCACCGAGCAAGAAGCAAAAAATTAGCAAGCTGTGTCGGTTCAGATTACCCGTTAAGGTTGATGATGCGCATCTGCCGCGATCTTGGGTACACTCTCTCCGAATTGACACAGCGGCTAAGCCTTGAAGAGTTCCAGCTATGGGCTCTGCTGTATGAGGTTGAAGAGAAGGAAAGAATAGAAGCCGAGAGAAAACAGAAGCGCCGCTAAAATGCGTTTAGAACTTGGCTGCGTTCTTTGGCTGTCGTTGCTGCCGTACAAGTAAGGGTAGACGCCGCCAACGCGCAAAAGACTCTTGATGGCCTGCAGAGCTCAGCCAACAAACTACAGGGTAGCTTCGGCGGTGTCGAGCAAAAAACTGAAAAGGTAAAGGGCGCATTCGGGCGTCTTAAGTCTGCCGGTGGTTCACTGCAAGGCGTCCTCGCCAGCCTAGGCACTGCGGCTCTTGTGAAGGGATTTGTTGGTGCTGGCATTGAAGCAGACAGGACTGGCAAGCGACTGAGACTATTGAGTGCGGAGTATGGAGAGACTGCAAGGCTGCAGGAGTTCGCAGCATCCTCAGCCGAAAAATTCACGCTTGGTACGACTCAAGCAGCGAATGGTGTCACAGACTTGTATGGCCGGTTGCGGCCAATGGGCATCTCACTGAATGATATTGAGACAACCTTTAACGGCGTCAACGTTGCTGCTGCCAAGATGAATTTGTCTACGGCTGATACTGAGGGGGTGATGCTGCAATTGAGTCAGGCTCTGGGATCTGGCACATTACAGGGTGATGAATTTAGAAGCATTATGGAAAGGCTGCCTGCGATTGGTCAGGCTGTCGCAGATTCGATGGGCGTACAGGTTGGGCAACTCAAAAAACTCGGTTCTGATGGCAAACTTACAACCGAAGTTATCATCAAAGCGCTGCAAGATCTGGCTGGGCAAGAGCCACCAAAAGCAGATGCTTTTAAGGCATTCCAAAAAGCAATGGCTGATTTGTCAACAACGATAGGCAAAGAGTTGCTGCCTGCTGTGACTCCAATCGTTCAAGCTCTCGCTGGATTAGTCACCCAATTTGGTAAATTGCCTGGTCCCGTCAAGACATTCGTGGCGGGCATCCTTGGGCTTGGTGCGGCATTCGTCATACTTGCACCTGCAATCGCTGCTGTTGGCCCTGCTTTAACTGCAATAGCAAAGTTAAAAATAGGCGCGACTATTGCGGGCTGGTTGCCAGTTGTTGTGAAGTTTGGAGCAGTAGTAAAAGCATTTGGAATTGCTGTGGCTGGTGTGCTTTCTGGCCCGGTAGGCATTGTTTTACTTCTTGTAGCCGCTGGGGCCGCTATTTATGCTTTCAGAGATCAAATAGCAGAAGCGCTTAAACCAATTGGTGATTTCTTCGTAGCAGCATTTAATATCGTAGGCAATGTTTTAAAGAAAGCTGCGCAGTTTTATATGGACTACTATGTAAAGCCTGTGCTGGGATTTGGGCAAAAATTGTTCGATGGGTTTGTTGGCTTATTTACTAAAATTGCAGATGTTGTAAAAGCTCCATTCTTAGCGGTTGTTAACTTCATTAAAGGGATTTTTAACAATGTTCTTTCAACAATCGGCAAAGGCGTTAACGGTGCTATTGGTATTGTCAATCGTTTAATCTCTGCATTTAACCGATTGCCAGCGCCAAATATTCCACTAATTCCGCAAATGACTGTCCCGCAGTTTGCGAAGGGTGGCGTTGTTAATGGGCCAACGCTCGCAATGGTCGGTGAAGGTGGCGAACCTGAATACATCATCCCGCAAAGCAAGGCTGCTGGATTTGCTAGCAATTACTTATCAGGCAGCCGTGGGAATGCTGCTATTCCAGGGTTTGCGGATGGTGGATTTGTTGGGGCTATCAATATTCAGACCGGGCCTGTAATGCAGCAAGATAATGAGACGTATCTAACAATGGGCCAATTTGAAGAAGGCATGCGAGAACTAACAGAATCGCTTTCGCGTGGTGGTCGTAGTTATGGCTCACGTCAGTTCCAGGGAGTTTCGTAATGAGTTTTAGGGGCCAGGCTCAATACTTAAGGATCTACGCTTCAGGTGGAGCGGACTATCAGTTGTGGCAAAATTTTTATGTAAATCAGACTGTCACAGTATCGGCCAAGGCATATACCTTTTTCCCTTTTGCTTGTGACGGCATTACAGAAACCTCTGCGCTTGGTGGGCGATCAGTACAAGTAAAACTTCCTGCAACTTCTTTAGCTGTCAACGCGCTCCAAGATGCGTCAAGGTTGAAGTATTTATGCGAATTGAGCGTATATGAGTTTGACACTCGCTTAGGCATTGCCAGCCCACAGTCAGGGCAAACTTTAATTGCAAGTTTTTTGGGTTATGTCTCTAGGATGAATGGTTCATTCACTGCGCTTAGAGTGGAGCTTGGTTCTACGCTTGCGCCCATTGGAGCGCAGATCCCGCCACTAACCGCAAGTAACGAATTAGTTGGAGTCCCCCTCCAGATATGACACTCGAATTTACCGAACCTCTATTCCTACTGTCAGCGCAGACTGGTTTATCTGTGGCTGAGCTGCAAGCGCAAGCAGCAGAAGGGAACCCAGACGTTTCAGGCCCTCAAGCAGTTTTGAAAACTGGCGAGCCTATCCCTATTGTTTTTTGTCGTCGAAGAGCACTTAATGGAGTGCAAACAGGTGGAGCAATGATCGCTCCAAAAGCAAGTGAAGGTAGTTTTTCTAACAATGTAGTCGCTAATAAA